GAATTGACGGGTAAGATAAAGCATGTAGGTGCTGGCATTGCGTTGAAACATGAGGGCAAGTTCAGGCTGTGTCATCTAACGATGGCATGCCTGTTTCTTGGCACTGATGACCATAGTAATGCATACTGTGTAGTAGGCACCAAGATGGAGATGAAGGATGGCATTGAGTACCACCTCTTTGATGAGGCAATAGGTAGGATGTCACCTGAGTTTATGTCAGAAGTAAAAGAGATGTTGCATCAGGATATGGTTGAGCGTTTGATAGTTGTGTCAAACGATGAGGACTTACGTAGCCGTATCAAGAAAGAACTCGGTGTACGTGTGATGTTTGAGGATGAGAAGCGCAGGAATAATGCCTCCGTTATCATGAGAGAATGGTTCTCAAGGAACAAGCCGGGGAGTGACAAGGCTCTACTAAGGCTATGGGGTGGATGTAAAGAAGCGGTCAAGTCTAACTACCCACCAGTGCGTGATTGCATGGTACGACTATTAGACTTCTATGATAAACGCAGCAGAAAAAAGGCAGCTAGACCAGCAGGTATTGGTGGTCGAGCTGGATATGGATGATGGGGTCTAAACTATTATCAGGTGTACATAAGAACAAAGAGTTGTTGAAGAACCCTGAAGCTAAGAAGCTTAAGGCGGTAGTCGATACTGGATACAAGACAGATAAGCAGGACATTTTTATTGAGCAGCTTATCATGAACCCAACTAAGAATAAGATTGGGTTGGCTATCAAGTCAGGCTATGCCATGAAGTCAGCTGATAAGGTAGTTCAGAGGCTGATGAAAGATGATAAGTTCTTGGCTAGAGTAGAGGCTAGGAAGTTTGAACTACAGGATAGGCTGAATGTATCACTAGACAGGGTGGCTGAGGAGTATGCACGTATTGCATTCCTCAACCCAGCTGACTATGTGAAGTACAACAAGGACGGGGATATAGAATCCAAAGCATCAGACATCGTTGACCTCAAGCCAGTCATTACTATTAACAAAGGTAAGTATGGCAAGGGCGTTGACCTAACATTCTACAGTAAGATGGATGCTTTGAAATCATTAAGGGACATGTTCGGATATGACAAACCAGCTAAACACGCTCACCTCATTGCGGGGAATGGACAAGGACTTACTAACGAAGGGCTTGAGTCGGCTATCTTCGGACTCATTACAGGAACTCCACAAGCTCCTGTTACTAAAGGATTGGATAGCCCACCCAAATAATTTCATCTTCTCTGGCTATGTCATGACAAAGGATGAGCATGACACTGACTCACCGATGAAACCTTTCCCTGATAAGCCTTACTTGCGTAAGATCATAGAAGTTATCCATGAATCGGATCGACTGTTCATACCTAAGAGCAGACAGATCATGATGTCATGGGTAGCTGTGCTCTATTCGTTATGGCTATGCCTATTCCACCCACATCAGGCTGTGTTCATACAGTCAAAGAAGGAGGAGGATGCTGCAGCCCTAGTGTTTGATAAGAAGATGGAGAATGCTAGGATGTCATTCGTATACCACCATCTACCTGATTGGTTAAAGGAGATGGTACCAGTTGATACTAGTTATGCTAAGATGAGATTCGGGAATGGAAGTATTGCTCATGGAATACCAGAAGGGGCACACATCATTCGCTCACGTACTGCTAGCTTAGTGGTATCAGATGAGTGCGCCTTCCAGCCTGAGTTCGAGGAAGCCTATACTGCTGCCGTACCTATGGCAAAGAAGATAGTAGGCTTAAGTTCTGCTTGCGGTGGGACATTCTTCGGGGATATATGCTGCGAGGTTATCTAGCTTTAATCTCAGTTAGCAGGTCTTCTAATGTCCGGTAAATTAAATCTAAACTCTCGTTAGCTTCAACTGTTCTTTCATACATGGCCTCTTCCCAATCAAGATCACCACCATGTCGTGTCCATTCACTTGCCTTTATCATATCTATTGACCTAAGCTTTGTGCTATTCATTTCTTTCTCCTGTCATATCTAGCGTTACCAACAGCATAGCTCAACCATAGTGTAGCACGATACTCTATACTCCTAGGTGACCTGCGTTCTTTATTGGTAAGCCTACGTTCTATAGGCTTGATTGATTCTGGAGGAGAAAGCATAGACAAACTTATTAGTTGGTCAAGCTTATCCTCTAACCTAGATACCCAGAAGGGTTCGTACAGTGTACGCTCCCCTGATATTCTTTCTTTACTTGAAGATACTGTATACTCCTTCATTAGACTGTCTCCATTTAGTCTACCAACTCAAAGTGAGGAAGGTCATCAAAGCCATTGTCATTCACTAGCCAATCACCATCCCAGTCACCACCCCATCTAAGTTTAACATCCATGCTTGCTGCAACGCCCATCACTAGGCCAGCAAATAAAGAGAAACGTTCCCTGTCATTCCAATCAATAGGGTAGGGTGCCACGTCTACAGCTAGCGATGGGTTAGTGTTGTGCTTACTATGTGGATGCTTTATGCGTGACTTCCCTGTATGGAACATATCATCCTGTCTGGTACGACTACGGTGTCCTTCTAGTACGGTGCAGTCACAAACTTTCAGCACCTTCTTTAATATTTTTTGTATTCTTTTATCACATGTCTCTAGTTTAGACTTAGACTTCTCACTAAATTTGTTTACGTCCACGTTTTCTTCTCCATTGATTTAAGTTTCTTCTCAAGGTAGAGAATGTATTCCTCCACCGCCAACAAACATTCCACAACCTTAGTCTTACTACGTGATACCTTATGCTCTTCAGTGTATAAAAAGTTAAGCTCTTCGTCTGGTCGCTGCACTCTTGTTCTCAAGTCTGCCCCCGTAGGACGTTCGACTGGTATACCTTTTACCATCACAATCCTCCCTTAGCTTTTAGTTGGCTATAGAATTGGGTGAACTGCGTAACTGACATGAGTGAGTAATGATTGTCCATGGGTAGCGTGATCCAATTCATAAGCGTGAACGTTGGTACAGCCACCGTCCATTCTTCACTGTTGCGCCTAAAGAATAACACTGGCAGTGCACTAACATCCTTAGCCTGAGTTACTGTTTGCTTCCACCACTTTTCTAATGCTAACTTCTCACATCGTTTCACTTCAATAGCACAGCCATCCAAGCCCAACACATCATGCCCACCTTCAGCTGTCTGCATTAGGTTACGCTTGAATGCTATACCTAAGTGGCCCTCTAATAGTTTGCATACTTCACGCTCACCACGCTGACCCTTATCTCTACTGGCTTTGCTCATACTTTAGTTTCTCCTCTGAATGGCCATCCATTCTTTCCACCCAGCAACACGACTAAACTGATCGGGAACTATCATTACGCATGGCTCAACATCACCATCATGCCCACGATCATTACGTCCTTGAAAGGATAGCGGTTGTTTGTTGTCACTTCTAACAGTATGGTAGAACAACCCATCGTTAAATAGCACAACAAACTGTGATGGATTCCCAGTGAACATTGAGTACTCTCTCAGCCGTAGATATTTGTGCAATGAAAGTATGGTGCCTTCTGGATATTGATCGTGGTTAATATGTCTGCGCTTAAATTCTGAAAACCAATACTTAGTCTCATTAATATTAGAACAGAACCAGTCAGCATAATACATGCGTTCATATAGGTCGTGTATCTTACAGACTTGATCTTCCATCAAAAATTTTTTCACTAAATTTTTAATGTCAACATCTGATTGAGTCTCTAGCTTAGGCTTACTATTAACTGCGATCATCAGGGACTCCTCTCTCTAATTCCTCTTGGAAAAAATACAACTGATCCTCCTGCATCTTCAACGCCTTAGATTGTTCTTGAGTAGAGTACAGCAAAGCAGACACCATGTTCCTTAGCTTATCAATTGCCCCTTGAACTTCTTCCCTAGATGAATCCATTTCACATCCTCCTTAGTCAAAGTTTTTAAATGCTTTAATTCATCTGCGCTATAAGCGATCAACTCTTTGTCAATTATATCTACACTGTCACCACCCTTGTTGACAAAATTGAATGCGTTGTCATCCTTACATAAGTAGAAGCACTCTCCTAACAATGGTGAAAACATTTTAACATACCCATCACGTTCAAGATCCCTGCGCCACTCATCAATATGAGTTACGTTGAGACTCTTAAACGTTTTGTCTAATGCTATGCGCTGCCTATCTGCAATCGTCTTGCTCTTATCATTATCATCCGCAAAGTTATCATACACCTCATTGACGATCCGCCCTAATAATTGTAACACAAGTGGACGTTCGGGTGCAACACCTTTCCCTTCTAAGATTTCCTCTGCGTCCTTAGTGAATCGACCCATTGCTTTCTCCTTATTTCTCTAAGCCAAATGGCAGTGAACATCAAGTCACCTACCAAGAAGCCATGTTGTTGAGTGAATATCCACCATGCTATGAAGCATAGGTTACTAGACATCCCTATGTACAGTGCATACTTATACTGCCTAGCAACTAAGCTAACGCTTATAGCTGCCCATACACATAGGATTAATTGTATTGCGTAGTGGATCATATCTCGCCTTCCGTTATAAGTTGTGTACGTTCATTGTAGTTAAGCTTGATGATGCGAGGAGCTGGCCCGTTGCGGTTCTTCCTCAAGTTGAGGAGGTATTGCTTATACTTATCGGGTGCTCCCGGTTCTTTGTCAACGTTAGTTATCCACTCATAGTATAGGATCATGAAGATGTCAGCATCTTGTGCTAGTTGATAACACTCACCTATATTATACATCTCTGCTTCCTTCTCACCTTCTCTATTCATCTGGGCTACGATGACCAGCTTGATACCCAGCTTAGTGCATGCATTCTTTAATGCTTGGCTATACCTACCAAGGGTGATACGTTTATTGTTCTCCTTAAAAGCTAGCCTGTCATCAGAGATATGGCCAATGTAATCAATCACTACTACCTTGATGTCATGCTTAGCATGATACTTGTTAATCATACTGATGATATGATCTATAGTCTTAGGCTTATTGTCTGACATGTAGAGTGAACGTCTCTCTAATTCTTCAGCAAACCTAGCGACAAGTTGGAAGTGTTCAGGGTTTTCCCCGTAATCACCCGTTGCAATCTTATCCATCTCTACCCCTGATAGTATAGATAGGATACGTGTTACGATCTCATCTATATTCATCTCAAGGTTGACGTATAGTATGGGTGCCTTCTGCATTGCAACGTTGAGGGCTATGTTAATAGCTAGCCCCGTCTTACCCACGCCAGTACTGGCTGCGATAAGGTTGTAATCCTTTAGCCATTTGATATGCTTGTCAAGTAATGGGAGGCCAGTAGTATAGCCAGCATTCTCACTAGGTGATTCAAACATTTTCTTAGCGTTGTCATACCCAAGCGTTGCCATTTCCTCCGGGCCATACACATCTTTGTATGATGCGTTTGACTCAGCTGATTGCATAAGCCTGAACAGTGACCCATGTGCGTCCTCTAATAGTTGGACAGGGTCATCCATTATCTTGCCAGCCTTATGCATTACCTCTTGCATGTTGTCAATGAACTTACGTTGGATGGTAAGTCCCTTGAGTTTCTTGCAG